CCCATAATGTATCTCCACTAGACATAGCTCTCCATCCTGATAATCCGACCGATTGTCGAGTGGCTTACCAAGAAAACTCTTGCTAATGCTGGCCCAGACAGCCCACCACCCCCTCTCTTGGAATAGGCCCGCCGGATCACGCGAGCCTGAAGAGAATTGAGTTTGGCGAATGGATGACGTTCGCCTCGACAATGAGTGCCATCTCTCACCCTATCCTCGCCATAATTTTTGGAGCGCGTACCCCACACAAGATTCCCGATAGAGTTGTCGAGTTTTCCGCTCGGCCCATGACAGCACTCCATCCCCAATGGGCGCGGGCCTATGAAAGTTTCCAAAACTAGCCGATGCACCATCCGAAGGTGCGGCTTTCCACCCCTATACAGATTCACGATAAGATAGCCCTCTCGGTCTCTCGTTGGCACAAGCTTGTGGAGTGGGCCATACCCACCATGTCGCCCCCGACGTTTAATCGAGTAGATATTCCCGCCCTCCGTTGCGAAGTAACCGGGGAAACCCGATATAGCTCTCATACTCTTATTCAACCTCCCTCTTTTTTACCTTCCCACCGCTCCCACCGGTTGTCCCCCACGGGTCTTCCAGATCATCGGGGATTCTCACTGTTGAGGGAAGACCATTTTCGTCTACCCACTTTTGAAGGTGTGTTGGAAGGGTGGGTGTTTCGACGGGCTCTTTGTTGGGCTGAGGTCGTACTTTCTTCTTTGTCATTGGGGAAACTCATCTTGTAATACTTCCTGGATGGGTCGATCCTCTTACCCCACCCGTTCTTACTCTTCCTTCCATCGGCCCACACATAGAACGCCTTACACATCAATTTCTGGTCTCGACACCTTGGGGCGTTACCACACCCACCACACGGGGACTTGATGTTGAGGGCCGATTCCAACCATTCACCGGGCCGATCCCGCTTTGGGATACCGACCTCCCTCGCCCTGTCGGTGTCGTCTTCGTCCCTACTCAACAGGTAGGACGGGAGCCACGCCATGTCGTCCCTAACCACGGGGAAATAGTGGGCGATCTTTTTGGATCGGATACCAAGGGTGGCCTCTCTGGCACACCGGGGGCACCTGAAATGGGTTGCCCCACCCCTGACCACATCGTCCCCACAGTCGATACAGTTGAAGGTTTCACCGTAGCGAACCTCGTTCGGGTTGACCTTTTTGGCGAGGGTGATTTCACTCATCATCCTCCTCCGATGGGACAACGTTTGGCACAAATTCGGACTTAGCTAACGCAATCAATTTGGGGTCACATTCGATATGCTTCTCTCGACACTCAGCCACAATCCGCCTAGCAAGAAATCGCTTCACGATGAACTCCCGCTCGAAGTCGTGGGCGTGGAAGAGTTGGCTAAAGAGTTCCTTTTGCTCTGGGATGGGGAGTTCGTGGACTTTGAGATATATACCATCCTTGCGGTACGACTTCCGCAAGTAGTGGTACTTGTCTATACGGTTGCCCTCTGCGACCTTCGCCACTAGTTTACCTTCCACTTCTCGGTCAACTGTTTCACCGCGTCTGCCACCTGTTGCGGGTCGGCCAGCTTGAAGTTTGGACACTCATTGCCCTCATGCCAACTGCGGTTACTCTCGGTAATCGGTTTCTGGCAGTAGGCGCAAGGAGTCACCATAAACTTCTTCTTATCCCGCTCTCTCGCCTTGTACCGTTCCATGTTGTGAGCCGTCAGCGGGTATATCTGCACCCACCCGCTTTCAACCGATTGGTTGATGAGAGCTTCGGCCATCGAAGCGTTCCCGTTGGCAATCTCAAACACTTTCACCAGGGCCATCTTGACCGCTGGGGTGGACAACTTCTTCCCCATTTCCTCACAGTGTAACAGGTAACGCGCCCACGCCTCTAATACCTCGGGACTCATTTGTTGAGGTAAGTCTGGATGATGTTCTCTAGTTCGTGCCGTTTGTATTTCTTCGGCTTGAGGGATTCCGCGACAAGGTTGTGGTAGGCGACGAGTCCATATTGTTTGAGCCACTTGGAAGTCATCAGTTCTGGAAAGAACTCATGCCTCATATTACAATCCCGGCACATCTTCACTACGCCGATTTCAGAGAATCGGGTAGCAACCCTCCTAGCCGTTATCAGATGACTCGCGGTAGGCTTCTTGGTCGTTCCGCAAGTCATACACGCGAAATCCCGTCTTCGTATCCACCCGTTGAACGCGGATACAGCATCCCGCATCAGGCGCGGCATGGGGACGAGTTTCTTGCGTTTGGACTTGCGCCTCCTCGACACTACCTCACCCTCACGGTGTCGTACCCGGAGATAATGGGCACAAGCCGGAAGAACAGGGAATCTCTGATCGTGATAACCCGGTACACCGTGTCACACGCTGATGTATCGGTTGGGGGTGGCGGGGGAGGAGGTGGGACTACCACCCCGGCATACTTGAGGAACGCGCTTCCAGCCCAGTCCCTATCCAAGACCGGATAGTTGGATGGGGTGAACTTGGTAAACCCCAAGTAGGCTTCCGACCAATTCCACAAGGCGACACCACCGTACCCCTTCCCCTTGAGGAATGAGAACGCCTTGCCGATTGCCAGGTCGTGCCCCGGCGCACCCATGAACGAGTAGAAGTTCCCACCCTTAGCACACCAATACGCACCCGCCACGGCGTCGTACTTTATCTCCGGCTTGGGATCAGCCATCAGCACATCCCGGTAGAATGTGTCGAACTTGTAGTCTGCGTTGATGGTTACGCCGGACGGGATGGTTTGCATTGGGGCTGTCACGCCGCTCATTAATGCCCCCATCACATCCAGGCCAACAATGATCTTCTTGGGGTCGAAGCCCACTGTTTGTCCGGCCTGACGCTCCATTGTGGCTGGCTCCTGTGAGCCTACACGCACCCCACCGGATGTCACCGCGCAATCGTAGTACGATACGACGGTCCACGTCCCCATCTTGTCGTAAGCCATCAGGACGACAAACTTGAGGTAGGGTCCCATCGGTTTCAACGCTAACCCCCACTGGTTCCCGGCAGGGGACATGGTGAGGACGATTGCTGGACGTTCCGGTGTGCCGAAGTAGGTTGGTTCGTTGGCAAGGGCGGCATAGAGTTCACGGACAAAGGGATAGAAGATTGCGGTGTCAGACCTACCGAACGGCTCCCAATCGAAGTCAAACCCGTCGTACTTGTATTCTCTGCGAGCCGCGAGTAACGTTTGGATCGCGTTGGCCCTGTTTGCCGGTGAGAACGCCGAAGTCATCCACCCGTCAGACCCAGACCCCCCAAGGCACAAATATATAGGCTTACCCGCCGCGTGTGCCGCCGCGTTCACCTGTTGCCTCCGGTCGATCAGGAGATTGTTCCATGTGATCGAGGAGCCATTTGAGGCCATCGGGACGGCAAACGAGGAGTAGTGTGTACCCACGCTCCACCTGAACTCCGAGAGCGGCATGTCACCATAGTTCGAGGTAGTCGATGGGATGTTTACGTCCCATGAGGGTATCCAGACGTAGCGAACGAGGTCTTGTGAATTACTCAGAGTATTGAGTAAAAGGAGGGCCAGGGTGGGTAGAATCAGGCGACTGATCTTAGTCATTATTATCCTTGTGGTTGGGGGTTATTTATCGTCTACGAAGGCTCGTCTGACGGCCTCCTCTTTGAGCATCTGTACGGTCTCGGCGTATCCGGCGACATCAACGAGATTGTCCCGTTTGGGCTTATTGCACTCGCGGCTCAGTTTCACCGCCACCATACAGAGGCCGACCTGATTGGCTGTGACTTGGCGACCCATGATCGCAGACCACATTTGGGCAGTACGGGAGAAATCGTCGAGAGGGTGCCCATAGTCTGCCCCGCGATTCCCGTGGACTAGGCGGTTGGCCTCCTGTAAGACGTTCTCCGGGGTGACTTCGAGCGGTGGGACAGACGGCCACACATAGGACGGTATGCCGCGACCTGTGGCGTGGTCTTTCTCAATAACCGCCCCCCTGCTCTCAGCCCAATTCGGTAGCATCACCAAGGCGTCACACCCGTCGATCATGCGGCAATCGCCGTCGATGTAGTCTTGGTAGCCCACCTTGCAATCAACCTCAAAGTGGGCGGTGTTCAGGTGTGGGCAGATCACCCAATAACCCGCCTCCCACAGTTTGATCGCAACCTCCCTGGCGGCGGCGATGTTCTTTTCTATCTCGCCCGAGTATGGGCCACTCAGGTACACCAGACACTTTTTCCTCATCCTTCTCCCTCTGAGTTTTGCGTCCATTGAAGTGTATCCATAGTCACCAGAATTAAGTGTGTCAACCGCGTCTTCCCGGATTGAGGCGGCACCGTCTGGGTAGATGCGTTTGAGACCACCTCGGTCGGCGAG